TTTAAATTATTTTTTAATTAAAAAAGTTTTCACTTTTGAAAAAAAGTTTTTAAAAATAATTTTGGTTATAAACTTTTTGCATTTGGAAAAAATAAAATAAAAAGTTTTGCAAGAAAAATAAACTTTTATTTTTTAAAAAATAAAAATAAAATAATTTGAAAAGTAAAAAGTTTCAGAAATTAAAAAACCTTTTAAAAAAATAAATCAAAAGTGAAAACTTTGAAAACGAAAAAAAAGTTTTTGAGAAAAGTTTAAAAATAAAAAAGTATGTTACTGAACAAAAAAGTTTGATAAAGATGAAATTCGACCCTTTAAAACCCCTATAAACAAAGGCTTTCAAAATCGAGTTTTCAAAATAAATAATCTGTCAGTAAAAAATAGTAAAAAACATAAAATATTGATTATAAAAACATAAAATAAAATAAAAAAAGAAGTAATTAAGGATTTCAATGGAATTAGCCGGCATTTATTTCTTTAGGAAATATTAAGGTCAAAAGGTATATAAAAATAAAAAGCATGAAAACAATTCTAATCTATACAAACAAATCAACTTTCGTAAAGCGAGATATTGAAATGCTGAAATGCGAAGAATATCATTTTAAAAACTCAAAGAAGTTATTTATATTCAGTATTATTAAACAATTCTTTTATTTCTTATTTCACCCATATCAAAAATATATAATTTGGTTTTGCGATTATCATGCAATCATTCCGGTACTGTTTTCAAAACTATACGGAAAATCAATCATTTTAGTAGGTGGATACGATGCAATGAGTTTACCTGAACTTAGGTATGGAATCTTTTATAAAAACAAGCGCAAGGCGTTAATTGCTAAAATATCCTATTTACTTTGCAATAAGATTTGGGTAGTGGATAAATCATTAATAGAAGGTTACAATTCCTATACTAAGGTAAAAACCGGAGTAAGAAACTTTATGAAAATCCGAAAGGATAAATTTGAGGTTGTGCCGTTTGGTTATGAACTTTACAAACCTTTAGATATACCCAGAAATATTGATTTTTTAACCGTTGGAAACATAACAGATAAAAGAACATTTAAACGAAAAGGTTTTTATAAGTTTGTTGAGATGGCAATTCAAATGCCGGATAAAAAATTTGTGATTATTGGGGCAAAAGATTTATTTTTAAAACGAGGCTTTAATGGGATATATAATTTAACAGTTTACAAAAATGTTCCAATAAATAAAGTATTAAGATTAATGAACGAATCCAAAGTCTATTGTCAGTTTTCAAAAGCTGAAGGGCTGCCAAATACTTTATGTGAAGCTATGTTAATGGGTTGTGTACCTATCGGAACTAAAGTTAACGGAATCCCCAGAGCAATCGGAAAAACAGGAATCGTAACTAATAAAATCACAAAAGAGAAAATGTTAAAAGCATTAAGCATGAATGGCGAACCGGCAAGGCAACGAATTATGAAAAAGTTTCCAAAGGGAAAAAGGTTAAAAAAATTAAACTCTGAATTATGAACGAGATTAAAGACAATTTAAATGAGATTAAAAGAAAAGCAAGGATACTAAATGAAGTATATGAGAGCTTTTTAAATACTGATATTATTAGACTTGTAAACGAAACAGAAAAATTAATTAACAAATCTGTTATTAGTGATTCGTTACTTTCCGCTAAATATCTGACAGAATTACATACTAATTTATGTTATGATGACGCTGTTAGTTTGCTTAAATATTGTTTTGATAATACTATAAAGCGTAAAGAATGCTATGGCAATGGAAATATAATGCTTCCATTATGGAAGAAAAGTATTGAAAGTTAATCCATAAATAATAAATTAAATTATGACAGCATTTAAAGAAAAAAATAAAGACGAGCAGTATTACCAAGATGATGACGGTAATTGGATAAAGACAACAGAAGACGTGATTAATTCATTATGGATAAAGTGGCTTGGTGGTAACGCCAAACCTCAATATGAAGATAAGGACGGCTTTACTGTATTTGAATATTATAAAGAAAACGAATTATGAACTCACAAAAAGAAACAGCAAAAAAATACCAAGGCTTATTTAATTTAATGAGTAACGAACATGATTTAATTTTAACTGAAGCTGAAATGGATAGTATTATTCGTGAAGCGCAAAAAGTTGTAAAAAATGAGGATGAAAATGATGTTGAAGTTTTACAATTAAGAGATAATGAAAAATAGAATACAATAGTGTAAATAAATAATGTTAAATTTGTAAAATGAAAATCTCGGAATTAAAAATTAATCCATCAAAATACTAAAATGATTAAAATATTTTGTATATTTGTATTTGTGGCAAATATTAGTTTAGCGGCTAATATTACAGGAGGTTTAATGACTGTACCTCCTGCCACAGATAATAATAAAACAGTCAATAAATTAAAAACAGTCAAAATGAAAACAGAAATTTGGAAATCAGTAAAAGATTACGAGGGACTTTATGAAGTTAGTAATAAAGGAAATGTTAAAACAATACCTCATTATGTCAATACAAGATATAATAAAAGAGAAGTAAAAGGGAAAATATTAAAACCCACAAAGAATAATAACGGATATATTAGAGTAGGATTAAGTAAGAATGGGAAACAAATAATTTATTCTATTCATAGACTTGTTGCAATAGCTTTTATTGAAAACGTTAATAATTTAAGATGTGTACACCACAGAGATTCAAACAAGCATAATAATAATTTAGAAAATCTTGAATGGATAAGCATAAAAGATAATACTAAACGAGCTTATTTAGATGGTTTATTCAAACCAGTATCACCAACAAAAGGTAAGTTCGGAAAAGATAACCATAGAAGCAAACAAATAGCTCAATTTACAAAGAATAATGAATTAATAGCTGAGTTTGAGGGCGCAAGAGATGCAATGAGAAAAACAGGTATTGATAATAGATTAATATCAAAAGTTATTGCAGGTAAGAATAAAACTGCAAAAGGATATATTTGGAAATTAATAGTGCAAAAATAATGCTAAATGTCAAAATTAGATAATTTTAAAGGAAAAGAAGCTGAGGGTAATTTTTCAAAGCACCCTGAGAATATTGGTGGAGGTCGGAAAAAGAAAATCTACACCATTTTAAAAGAAAAAGGATACTCAGCAGATGACATTAAAACAGCGTTTGGAGAGTTGGCATTTTATACACTCAAAGAATTAAAAACCGTTTCCGATGATGAAGCAAAACCAATAATTACTCGCATAATAGCAAAACAATTTAATTTAGCTTTTACGAACGGAGATTGGAATAAAGTACGTGAAATTTTAGAACACGTAATTGGAAAACCAAATCAATCAATAGAGTTTGAGGATAAAACGCCAAAAGTAAGTTTATCAAAAGCAAAAACAGGAACGCTTGAAAAGTTAGAAAATGAATTAGATGCTTGATATTACATTAACAGATATTAAAATTGAATTGTCACGGCGTGGATTCTGGAAATACTGCAATACTTTAGAACCAGATTTTTACAAGCCAGACAGAGAACATTTAATTGAATTATGTAATGTATTAGAAAAATTCTATTACGGTAAACTTTTAAAAGAAAGCGGAGAGATTTATACAAAGTTAATGATTCGCTTTCCACCTCAGCATGGAAAGAGCCGCACCTTAGTAAACTTCACAAAATGGGTATTAGGTAAAAATATAAAAGAGAGGATTGTGACGGCCTCTAATACAGACAGCCAAGCCACAGACTTCGCACGTTATACAAGGGATGGAATTAGGGAGCAGAAAAATACACCCGATCAAATAGTTTATTCGGATATATTTCCAGACACAAAAATCAAAAGAGATAACGCCTCAGTTCAAAAATGGGCTTTAGAGGGCGAACACTTTAATTATTTGGGCGTTGGTGTTAAAGGTCAAGTAACAGGAAAGGGTGCAACTCTGAGAATAATTGATGACATTGTAAGAGATGCAGAAGATGCTTTGAGTGAAAACGCAATGCAGAAACTCTGGTTATGGTTTTCCGGTACGTTTTCAAGTAGAAATGCACCCTCAGAAGGTGAAGAAATAAAAGAGATATTTTGTGCTACATTATGGGGAGAAAATGACCCTCAATATATCTTACAAGAAACCGAAGGTGAAGATTGGTATTTAGTCGAATCACCTGCATACAATCCAGAAACAGATAAAATGCTTTGCGAGGACTTACTTTCAAGAAAGGCATACGAAAAGCTAAAGAAACGAGCTTATATTGATCCACATACTAAAATGATATTCAATGCAAATTATAGATGTTTGGCCATTGGTGACAACGAATCAAAAGCATTTCCTATTGATTCAATAAAGACGTATAAATCAATTCCAACGGAACTAAACGAAGACGGAAAAGAAGTAATTCAGGGTTGGGAGTTTGCATACATCGACACAGCAGACGAGGGTCAAGACAATTTCTCAATGCCTATCTTCCAAGTAATTGGAAATTATGTGTATCTCAAAGATGCTATTTTTGACCAAGAAAACCTCACTACCCAATTAGATCAAGTCGCAAGCAAGTTAAAAGAGTATAAACATTTCGTGAGGATAGTAGTTGAAACAAATGCCGCCGGAGCGTTCTTTAAACGAACCTTACAAGAAAGGCATCCAGAGGTAGAGTTCTACGGTCAATGGTCAAAGACTAATAAAATAAGCAGGATATTAAGCTATGCAGGAATTGTAAAACTTTACTTTCTATTTCCTGAAAATCCCAATCCTACGACCGAGAGATTTATGATGCAAGTCTTCAAACTATTAAAGACTTCAAAAAAAGAAGATGACGCACCGGATAGTTTAACAGGAGCAGCGGCACATCTTGAAAGGCATTATAATTTATTTAGAGAATAGCTTGTTTATTAATATTGAATTGATTATATTTGCATTGAACTAAAACTAATATTATGAACTGGAAAAAAATAAACACACCTGAAGACTTACCGGAATTAGATACGATGGTATTAATAGCATACGACGGTATTGTAACAATTGGGAAATTAGGTAATATTGAATGGTCAATATTGGATAAGTTCGGGATTGTTAATACTGAAATATATTTGCATAAATCCAGAGTAACACATTGGATGCACAAACCTTTGCACCCGTAATAAATAAACCAATAAAATATTAAACCAAAATTTATGGAAAATAATAAAACCAAGCAATTAACAGATTTATTTAATAATATTTTAAACGACCCTGAATATAAAAAGTATTGTGACTATTATAGCTTTACAGATATTGAAAGCGATAAAAACATAAAGGCATTTATTATATGGAAAAGTTTTGGAATGAATTTAGGCTAAAACTTGTTTTGTTTCACCCGTGGAGCAATCGCATTTTAGTATTGATAATCAATTAATTAAAATAAAAAAATTATGACAGGATGTACACATATAATAGATTTACCGATTCCCATTACTGAGAGCGTAAATTCAAGAGTATTAAGGCAAATAATGGATTTGCCCGATGGATTAAGAAAAGAAATAAGGCTATTAGCAAAGCAATATGAGATATTAGCATTCTACAAAATGCCTGATGATACTTCCACATTCCATCCGAATATAAAACTTATGATTAGGCGACAACCGTATATTTTAGAATATAGACATTTCGGAGGAGATGAGGTATTTGAATATAAAATTGAAGCTGAAAGATTAATGCAGTAATAAAAAACTAAGCTATGAAAATAACATGTCCATTAGAAGTAGAAGTATTAATAAAATATCATTGTGACCCAGAACCTGATATAGATTTAACAGCACCAGCATACAGAGATACTGTTGAAAAATTTATATCATTAGGTATTCTTATAAAAAACGCAAGAGGTGAAATCAAGCCCAATAGAGAGGCAACACAAGCCTTTATGAATAAGTTAGAGCAAATTGTTTTACCAGCTCAAAAATGGATTTAAACTAAAAAACATGACCAAAAAAGAACAAATACAGGATTTAATATATCAAACATGTAATCCGTATAGAGATTATTTTAGAAATAAAAGCAACGAAGTATTTTATGGAAAATATAACTTATATGATTTAATTGATGAAACTCCGGTAAGTTTACTGGTAAAACCATCTAAATTAAAAGAAGATTCTGTTAAATTAAAGGTTGCATTGCGTGATGATATTAATAAGCCTTTTGAAAATAGATGCCTTGAAGTTTCAGACTTTAATGTTATTAATACAAATGCGCTTGATGCGATGCCAGTATGTTTAATCGAATATGGTGATGGAAATTATGAATTGATAATTAAAAAAAATGCAAACAAATTGCCTGTTAATCTACAATCTGGGGAGTTTATAGAATTTAATATAATACAAAGAGATATGATTAACGACAATACATTATATGCTTCAGGATTAATTAGAGTCGAACAACACTAAAACCAAAACCATGACTAAAAAAGAAATAATTGAAGTAATATATAAAGTTGGATTTAATGATGGATATAGCTTTGCATTATGCGATGAAAATTATGACTTTGATAAGTGGTATGAAAAGAGCGGAAAGAAATTAGTTGAAAAATTAAGCATACCTACCAAACTACGTATGTATTTTATAAATAATTCTAATGGTATTTTAGTTAGTTTGCGCCTTGATAAAAGGATTGCAGAGACAGAGGTTAAGAAACTAAATAAAAACCATAAATCAGGCGGATTCTATATATCAATACACGATGTTACTTTTTAATAGAAAAACTAAACTTATGACTAAAATTAAACAAATTATCGACCCTAAGATTATAAAGAAATTTAAAGGACTTAACGTAATCTTAAAAAAGATTGACAAGTTAAATGCAGAATTAATATCACTTGGCTTCAATTTTGAAAAGGAAATACTAATTGCTTACGAGGAATGGATTAACGAGTATCCAACAAAAAAAGAGCAAGAGGCGCAAGTTGATACATATTTAAGCGAAAAGTAAAAATTATGGAAACAGGAATAATCGGGGATGCGAAATACAAAATACAAAATAAAAATAATATTATTCAAGTTAAGGCTAAGGCTCTGGACTTTAATAAATGTTCACAAATAAGAAGGCTTGCTGAGAGAGGTAAGAAATGGAAAGGTTACAGGGTCGAACAAATGGAGTATGGATTATCTGGTTTAACATTAATTCATATCAAAAAATGAGATTAACAAATAATAAAACTAAAGTTAAAATCACGACTAATAATAAAAGCTGGGTAGCTCGAACTATCGGAGTGCATCGCTCAACTATACACCGATGGGCTAAAGAAGGGAAGAAACAAGTCTATAATCATTTTATACTTAAATTTTAAATTATGAAAACAATAACAGAAACCGAAAAAATAATAAAAAGTAGTTCATTCCATATTACAAATATTACATTAGGATGTAGTTTTGCATTAGGATGTCAAGTATGGAAAGTAAATGGCAAAGAAATATATCTAACAGATTATGATTTTACTGAGATTGAAACCTATAATACTGTTAAGAAAGAAAGAGATTTAAGAGATATAGACACGTTGCTTTTTTTCGTTCCAAATAAAGGACGTATGTATATATCAACATTCGAGCTAACTAAAGAAATACTTAATGAGTGGATTGATAAATTTGAAACCAATATAAAAGAAGAAAATATAAAAATTAAACAAAGATTTAAAAAATAAACTCTTGAATTATATCAGGATGTATGCAGAAAACACAATGAACACGAACAATATATTCCATAAATAAAAAGCTATGAAACCAGAAATCAAAAATATATATGAAAGCGGTTTAAAAGATATACTGTTTTTAAGGTCAATGAAGGAAATAGGAGGCATACATCAGAAACCAGAAACATATTCAAGCGATTTAGATAAACAGTTATTTACTGCGGCTTATTTCGGATGGTTAGTTGGGCGACATGGTTTGGCATGGAAACAATATTTATAAATTTAACAGATTAAACAATTGAATTATGAAACCATTTAAAGAAAAAAATAAAAATGAGCAGTATTACCAAGATAAAGACTTTGATAAGATTTGCGAAATACTAAGATTTGATTTTGAATGGAGTAATCCAGATTGCCTAAAAGGATTAAATGATATAATAACAGCAACTAAACAGCTAATCAAATCCAGAGAAAAAGAAAAATATTGCAAATGTACGAACGAACATTTTATTAATGATGTAAAATTAGTATGTAAAAATTGTAATAAAACAATGAAATTTAAACTAAAAAGCTGAAATTATGAACAATGATTTAATATTTAGAATAGCCAAAACATTAAGATATGATGAGTTAAAAGAAATGAACGTGTATCTAAAACAAAGAATAAATTATATTGAAAACAAAAATAATATTAGTGTTAAAGATTGGCTTCAATTAAATAATCATAAGTTATCAGTAAGATTATTAAATTGTTTTAGGGAATATACTTATGTTTACCCTAATGATAAAATAAATGATATTACACAAGATAGAGCGTATAAGGTGAATGGAATAGGGAAAAAAAGTTGGGCTGAATATAAAAAAATAAGAGATGAATTAAACTTGTAATTTTGACCGCCTAACATCTATTTATATAGCTCAATAGCATTTTTTTATAAGTTAATTAAATAATAAAAGTGTTGCAAAATTTCCCAAAAGTGTAAATTTCCCAAAATATAGACTATTTTTACATTTTAAGAAATTAGTCTAAAAATGGGATTTATACTAAACGATTTAAGAACGTTTATAAAGCTGAGGCGTGGCAATTCTGCCTTTAACGTCAATACTCAACAATTACTTTCAAATTACAACTGGCGAACAGGGAAGCCAAGTTGGATTTCTTTAACCACTCCGCAAGATTTTGAGAATGCAGTACGTCATAATCCAGTTGTAAAAGCAGCTATTAATTTGCTTGCGAAAAGTTCAAGCAATGGGCGTAAAGTAGCAGTAGATATTAAAACAGGCGAAGTAATTGATTGGAATACAAATGAAGCCACAAAACACGCTTACAAATTATTAGTTCTACGCCCAAATCCTTTACAATCAGGAAAACAATTTGAATTTCAAGGAAGATTTTATATAGAAACATTTGGAAACAGGTATGTCCGCGCGAATATGCCTATCGGAATGGATAAAAAAATTGACTTACTAAACATACAGACTTTATTTAACTTACCTTCTCAATTCGTAGAAGTAAAAACAACCGGAAAGCTTTACGACCAAATCGACTTAAAAGGAATTATAGAATATTACGCCTTAAATAATTATAATCCTATTAAAAAATATAGTCCAGAAGAGATAATCCATTTTAATAAAGTCAATATCTCTAGTGAGATGGCTACAATAATGGGTATTTCTCCACTCGAAGTCTTAAAAATGCCAATCACTAATACTCAAATGGCATTTGAGGCAATGAATACTATTCTGAAGCATAGAGGTGCGCAAGGTATAATATTCCCACGAAAAACTGATGGACAAGGCGGCTCAATATCTCTGACACCCGGTGAAAAAAAAGATGCTAAAGACCTATATAAAGAAGATTATGGGTTACTAAGCAATCAAAGCCCGTTTAAACTAGCTCCATTCCCAATGGATTATATTAAAACTATAATGAATTCTAAAGAACTTGGAATTTATGAAGAGTTTTCTAGTAATGCAGGAATGATAGCAAATGAACTTGGAGTTCCATTAGCGTTAATTAAAACATATATTGGTGACTCAACATATCAGAATTTAATACAAGAAGTTCGTAGATTATATCAGGATACTACTATGCCGATGGTAGCCGAGGAGGATATTGAATGGACAGACCGATTAAATACTACTGAATACGATTTCAGAATTGAAACCAGATGGGATCATATTCCTGCTTTGAGCTTAAACAAAAAGGAAAATGCAATGACATTAAACCTAAAAGGTAGAACTGCAAAAGAGGCTTATGATAATAATACTATAACAGTAAATGAATATCGTGAATTAATTGAAAAGAAACCAGTTGATGGAGGTGATGTTTACAAAGTTGAATGGGACAAGAAAAATAAAGTTAACCAAAACCAAAATAATGGAAACGAATAGAAAAAGATTAACCAAAGAAGAAATTAAGAAAATAAAGAAACTAAATGTTGAAAAAATGAAATCAGTTAATAATAGAAGTATTGTATTGAAAAATGTATAAATTTTTAAAAATATCGTTTGTGGCGATTATTAGTTTAGCGGCTAATATTACAGAGGGTTATTCGATTGCTCCCTCTGCCACAAATGAAATAAATGCAATCGTTAAAATAAATGCAATCGAAATGAGTAAAAGATGTTCAATATGTAATGAAGTAAAAGAATTAACAGAATTTTGTAAAAATAAAAATAAAATTCTTGGTGTTAAGTCTGAATGTAAAGCATGTAAAATAATAGCTGATAAAAAATATAGAGATAATAACAAAGAGAAAATAATAATGTCTAATACGAGATATTATAATAATAATAAAGAAAAAATATCATTATATAGTAAAAAATATTACTGTGGAAATATAGAAAAAATATCATTAGCTGGCAAAGAATATTCAAAATTAAATAATAGTAAAAGAGCAGCCAGAGTTAGAAATAAAAGGAATAGTGACCCTGTTTATAAATTAAAAAGTAGATTCGGGTCAATAATTAGTGGGGCAATAAAGCGAAGCGGGTACACTAAAAAATCAAGAACATTTGAAATACTTGGGTGTAGCTACGATTTATTTATTAAGCATTTGCAAAGAAAATTTACAAAAGGTATGACACTTAATAATTATGGTGAATGGCATTTAGATCATATTATCCCAATCTCATCAGCCACAACAGAAAAAGATGTTATTGAGTTAAATCATTACACAAATTTTCAGCCACTTTGGGCAAAAGATAACTTATCTAAGAGCAATAAAATACCAGACAAACATCAGTTAACGTTAATATTATGATTTATAAATGTAATACATTAGGGAAGGAATTTACTTCTAAAGATGAATTGTTTAAGGCTTTAAAAGCTAATGAAAAACAAATTATTGATTTAAAAAAGAAATCTGTTCAAAAAAGTTTTTTGAAAGGACAATTAGCACCTTCAAATTGCATTTCAAAACTTGATGATATAACTAAAGGAACAATAGGAATTGATTCTGATTATATTTATCCAGTAATAAATACTACAAGGTATTTAGACCATCATGATGATGTTCATTTTGATGGACTCTGGAAAAAAACTATGAATGACCAAAAAGGGAAAATACATTATACAGCAGACCACCAATTAAAAGTAAGAGAAATTATAGCATGGCCAGAAGATGTTGAAGTATTTACTAAAATGATTTCATGGACTTTAGTTGGCAAAAATTATTCTGGGGAAACAGAAGCGTTAATATTTAAAATAAAAAGAACAGCACTAAAAAATAAAGAAGCAACTGAAGCTATTAACGAGCAGAGAAAATTACAAAACTCTGTTAGCATGAGATATTATATAATAAAGTTAGCGATAAACAGCAAAGATAAAGAGTATGTAGCTAATAAAGCATATTATGATGCAAATATTAATAAAATAGCAAATATTGAAAAAGCTGAAGAACAAGGCTTCTTCTTTGGAGTTGAGGAAGCTGCAATTGTAGATGAAGGAAGCTTAGTAATACGTGGGTCAAATGATGCCACGGCAATAATAACAGCAGAAACAAAATTAAATTCGAGTTCATCCCATTCTAATAAATTAGATTCGGGTTCATCTCAAATTAAGGAAGTTGAGGCTAAACAAAGAAATTTTTATTTAACATTACTAAAAAATTAACACATGAACAAATGGATTAAAGACGGCAAATTTACGCCACTTTCTGACTCTGAATTGAAAGATTTTGAAGTAGGGGAGTTAGCATCGTATCACGCCGCAAAAACAACCGATCAGGTCAAGACGCTTATAAAAGAATCCAAAAAAGATACAATTACAGGCAAAGAACTTGATAAAAGAATTGAAAACTTAAACAAAGACATTAAAAAAATGTCAAACGATGAAATGGCTAAATTAAAAACCGATATTGATAAGGTGGTTCTTGATTTAAGCAAAGCAAACGAAGCTCTGGTAACACAGGGAGCGGAAATGAAAGCACTCAAAGAAATAGGTAAAGCACCAAGCAACCAACCTAAGACATTCAAGGGCGCATTGAGAGCAGCTATAATGGAGCAATCTGACAAGGTATTAAAAGAAATTGATGATAATGATGGTAAAAGATTGTCATTTAAGGATTACTTGGATAATCATGATAAAACTCCAAAATTTGTTATGAAAGTAGCTGATATGTTGGAGTCTAATATCGTGCAAAGTGAAGTTAGCTTAGTACGCATGACAGAACTTGACCCTAATAGGGTTGGTATTCCTTTGACTATATATCCACACGTTTTGGATTGGATGCCGAAAAAAGGTATTAAGAAAGCCAACATGTCTGTTTTGGTCGTATATGATTATGAAGATGGTGCTGCTACTAAAACAGAAGGTTCAGCTTCAACTCAATCAGACTTCCTATTAAAAACTGTTGAATTTAAAGCATTTTATATTGCTACATTTTTTACTCTTTCTGATGAAACACTTGATGATTTGGATGAGGTTATGGATGAAATCAATATCACAGCACCGAGTAAAATACTTGATAAAGTCGATGGTTATGTACTTGGAACTTCTGGAGATGATTCAACTGCAATAGCTGGTTTATATACAGCAAATAAACATACAGATTTTGCAACTTTAACTTATACCGCTACGGTAAATGATGCTAATATCATTGATTTAATTGCAAAAGCTAAATTACAATGTTCAGGAAGCAAATATCTTGCTGATGCTGTAATAATGCACCCTACCGATATTGATAACATGGGAGCTTTGAAAGACGCTAACGACAATTCAATATTAGATCGTAGAGTTAAATGGGATAACTTAGGTAATCCTTCAATGGTATCAGGAATGAAAATCATTGCTTCAACATCACAAACAGTTGACACGCTTGGAGTGGTAGCTTCAAAACAGTTAATAATTGGTATGAGAAAAGAAATGACTTTAGAAATTGGTCATAATGCTACCGACTTAACAGAAGGTCAGAAAACAGTTGTTATTAAGATTCGCCTTGCATTTGGTGTAAGAGATAAAGCAGCGATTATTTATTCAGACGGAATCGCAGCAGATGTTGCAGCTATTAACAAAGTATAAAAGGAGGAAAAGATGAAAAAACTATTAACAATATTATTTGTTTTATTTGCAGTTGTGGCAATGTCACAATCGTCAAATAGTGCTACTGCATTTGTTGCAGACACGACTACTGATTCCGAAACGGAATATTCTGTTATAGCTTCACATAGAGCTTTGACATATAATTATATTATAACTATTTGTGTTAATGCAACAAACGCATCTGGAACGGCTGTCGTAAATGCAACGCCTCAAGGTTCTATGGATAACACTACATTTTATGATATTGCTGATGCCGATACGGTAGCAACCGGAGGAGCTTCTGGAGATGCTGAATTTGAATTCTTAAATTCTTATTGGAGATATTATAGAGTAAAATATATTTCAACAGGCTCAGGTGTAAATTATCTGAATGGTTATTTGGGTGTAAAAAAGAAATAACATGAACTTAAAAAAACAACGCAGACAAAAGCAAGCTCTTGAGTTGATTTGTGAAATGTTAAAACTCACAGATAAAAAGCTCAATGACTTTATCGAGTCTGGTAAAATTTCAGAGCTACCGAAAGTTAAAGAGCCAAAAGCGAACACTAAGAAAAAATAAATGAGTTTAATCAGTACTTCATATTTCGTTAAAGATATTTCACTCCCTACGGGCGAATTTTCTAATTTAACAAATGATATTGTTAAATACGAGCCTGAAATTTTAAAAGAGGTTTTAGGTTATGAGTTGGGGAAGTTGGTTATTGCTTATGATGCAAGCGCATCATCGCAAAGAATAAAGGATATTGTAGAAGGAAAAGAATACACGGTTAGTTATAACGGACGTGACCAAACTATTAAGTGGAATGGGTTAAAAAATACTGAGTTAATCAGTTTAATAGCTTATTATGTTTATTATTGGTGGCAAAGAAATAATATAACAAGTACCTCAACTACCGGAGAAATAAAACCTAAAAATGAAAATTCTATCATCGCAGGGGCTAACGCTAAGGCGTGCGCTGCATGGTATAGAATGCGAGAGTTAATAGGTTTCTCCGGTCAGAATAAGCTTGAACCTTCTTTGTATAATTTTTTAACGGAATATGAAGATGATTACCCTGAATGGATTTTTAAAGATATTGGAACAATAGATATATTTGGAGGATGATTTTAGTTGAAATTTTTGATGAC